TAATGTGGCAGCAAAAGATTGAAGTAAGAAAAGGAGACAGAAAAACAGAAGTGGGTCTAAAGGGTACCATGCAGGGCATGTCATTTGAAAAAGATCCAACAAATGGTGTAGGGGGTCCGGTAAAATACTTCTTCCATGAGGAAGCAGGGATTGCACCTAAGATGGATCAGACATATGAGTATATGAGACCGGCCATGAGATCTGGTATGATTACTACTGGAATGTTTATTGCTGCAGGATCTGTTGGGGATTTATCTCAGTGTAATCCATTGAGAGACATGATCCTTAATCCTACATCTAAAGATATCTATGCTGTAGAAACAAACTTAATAGATGCTAAAGGAACTATAGGTTTGTCAGGTTTATTTATTCCTGAGCAATGGTCAATGCCTCCGTATATTGATGACTTTGGTAATTCACTTGTAGAACAAGCATTAATAGCATTGGATGATCAATTTGAAAAATGGAAAAAAGAATTATCTCCAGAAGACTACCAATTAAGGATATCTCAGCATCCTAGAAACATTGAAGAAGCATTTGCACACAGAAGTGTATCTGTATTTCCTCCACATCTTGTTGCGGCTCAAAGTAGAAGAATTGAAGAGAAAGAATATGGTTATGAGTTTTTAGATATTTCTACAGATGAGAATGGTAAACCAACTGTTAAACCCTCTAATAAACAACCAATTAAAGAATTCCCTATTACTAAAAAAACTGAAGATAAAACAGGATGTCTTGTAGTATGGGAAAGACCAATTAAAGATCCAACCTTTGGTCAGTATTATGCATCCATTGACCCCGTATCAGAAGGTAAAACAACTACATCTGAATCACTATGTTCTATTTATGTAATGAAAGCTCCTGTAGAAGTTACTAAAGTAACCGGTACAGAAACAGAAACTTACATAGAACCAGATAAAATTGTAGCTACTTGGTGTGGTAGATTTGATGACCTTAATAAAACACACCAGAGACTAGAATTAATTATAGAATGGTACAATGCTTGGACACTAATAGAGAACAACATATCATTGTTTATCCAGTATATGATATCTAGAAAGAAACAAAGATTCTTAGTACCTAAGAGTCAGATTATGTTCCTTAAAGATCTTGGTTCAAATGCTAACGTATTCCAGGAGTATGGTTGGAAAAATACTGGTACATTATTTAAACAGCATCTTCTTAATTATGCAATTGAGTATACAAAAGAAGAAATAGATGTAGAAACAAAACCAGATGGTACAATTGTACGTACAAAGTATGGTATTGAAAGGATTCCTGATCCTATGTTATTGACAGAAATGAGAGAGTATGCACCAGGAGTCAATGTGGATAGGTTGGTTGCTTTCTGTGCATTAGTTGCATTTATGAGAATACAACAATCAAATAGAGGATATGCTAAAAGAGTTGTTATGGATGATGCAGCTAAAAACTTGCAAAAGTCAGAAAATTTGTTTAAATTAAATAGAAGTCCTTTTCGTAATATAGGTAATAATCACTTTAGAAATTCTGGTTTTAAAAAATCAGCATTCAGAAATTTTAAATAAGTACTATGAAAGTAATTAATGCTTTACAAGCAAAAAATGGTGCTAAGGTAGAAAGTAATAGGTTGGGTAGTATTACCCAGCCACTGCAGTTTATTCCTAAAAAAGATAAGGATGATAAATGGGCAGCATGGAATTTAGACTGGGTTGAATGGCAAGGACTAAAACAACTCCGTAGAAATGCCCGCAGAATCATGAAGAACTACAAACTTGCCAAAGGTATTATTGACAAGTCTGACTATATTGTTGAAGATAATAATGAATATAGAGATATAGTAGAAGTTCTTACCAAAGAAGACATGTCTGCACTAGAACTTAAGTTCTACCCAATTATTCCAAATGTTATTAATGTTCTTGTAGCAGAATTTGCAAAGAGATCAACCAAACTTACATACCGTGCTGTAGATGAGCTATCATATAATGAGATGCTTGAACAGAAAAGAAAAATGGTAGAAGATACTTTAATGGATGATGCTAAAATGAAAATTGCATCTGCATTAATGGAACAAGGATTAGATCCTGCATCTGAAGAGTTTCAACAAGAGACTTCTCCAGAAAAATTAAAATCACTTCCTGAGATTGAAATGTTCTTCAGAAAAGATTATAGATCAATGATTGAAGAATGGGCAACTCACCAGCATCAAGTAGATGTTGAAAGATTTAGAATGCATGAGTTAGAAGAAAGAGGTTTCCGTGATATGTTAATCACAGACCGTGAGTTCTGGCACATGAGAATGATGGAAGATGATTATGAAGTAGAACTTTGGAATCCGGCAATTACATTTTATCATAAGTCTCCAGATGCCCGTTATATTTCTCAAGCTAACTGGGTTGGAAAAACAGATATGATGACTCCATCAGATGTTATTGATAAGTATGGTTACTTAATGATGGAAGAACAACTTGCAGCATTAGAGGCTGTATATCCAATTAGATCTGCTGGTTATACTATTGGAGGTTACCAAAATGATGGTACATTCTATGATGGTACTAAGTCACATGATTGGAATGTTAATATGCCATCTCTTGCATACAGACAATACACTACAGCAATGGGTGGTTCTGTATTAGAAGGTGGAGATATTATTACACAGATCTTATCTGAAGGAGAAGACTACTATGACCAGGGAACTGCATACTTATTACGTGTTTCTACTATTTACTGGAAGTCTCAAAGAAAAGTAGGACATTTAATTACAGTAAGTGATGAGGGTGAAGTAAGTATGGCAATTGTAGATGAAGATTATAAAGCTACAATTAAACCTATTTATGATACTAGATTAGATAAGAATAAAACAAAAGATAATCTTATCTATGGAGAACATATTGATTGGATCTGGATTAATGAGGTTTGGGGTGGTGTAAAAATTGGACCAAACATTCCTTCATTCTGGGGTATGAATAATCCAGGAGGATTTACTCCAATGTATATCGGTATAGATAGAAATCATATTGGTCCACTTAAATTCCAATTTAAAGGAGATTCAACGTTATATGGTTGTAAACTTCCTGTAGAAGGAGCAGTATTCTCTGATAGAAATACTAAGTCAACGGCACTATTGGATTTGATGAAACCATATCAGATTGGATACAACATTGTAAACAATCAGATTGCAGATATCTTAGTAGATGAGTTGGGTACTATCATTATGTTAGACCAGAATACTTTACCAAGACACTCATTAGGAGAAGACTGGGGGAAAGGTAACTTGGCTAAAGCATATGTTGCAATGAAGAATTTCAACATGTTACCTTTAGATACATCAATTACAAACACTGAGAATGCATTAAACTTTAATCATTTCCAGAAACTTGATCTATCTCAGACAGAAAGATTAATGTCAAGAGTAAATCTTGCTAACCACTTTAAGCAACAAGCTTATGAAGTAATTGGTGTCAATCCACAAAGGATGGGACAACAGTTATCTCAGATGACAGCTACAGGTGTAGAACAAGCCGCTGCAGCATCTTATGCACAGACAGAGGTATTCTTTATCCAACACTGTGATTATCTAATGCCTAGGGTGCACCAAATGCGTACAGACCTGGCTCAGTACTATCACTCAACTAAACCATCTTCAAGATTAAGTTATATTACTTCTGCAGATGAGAAAGTAAACTTTGAAATTAATGGTACAGATCTTCTTATGAGAGATCTAAATATATTCTGTAGTACAACTGCTAATCATAGATCTATACTTGAACAGTTGAAACAAATGGCCATGAACAATAATACTACAGGAGCTTCTGTATATGACTTAGGTAAAATCTATCAATCTGAATCAATTGCTGAACTTAATACTGTTCTTAAAAATGCTGAGTTTAAACAACAGCAAGAAAAACAACAAGAACAACAAGCACAACAACAAATGCAAGAGCAACAACTCAAAGCTCAGTCTGATGAAAACAGAATGAAGAGAGAGTATGAAGAGGCACAGAAAGAGAAAGATAGACAAACTGAAATTCTTATTGCTGAAATTAAATCTGCTGGTTATGGTGCTATGCAAGACATTAACAAAAATGAAATCTCAGATTATGAAGATGCTATGAAAGATATCAGACAGACTGAACAGTATCAAACTCAAACAGATCTACAAAGAGAGAAAGATACAAACAGAATGGTGATTGATAGAAACAAACTAGATCTTGAAAGAGAGAAACTTGCTGCACAAAGAGATATAGCAGATAAACAGTTAGAAATAGCAAGAGTTAATAAAAACAAGTATGATAAGGGTGGTGAAGTGAAAAAGAAAAAGTAGGTTAGCTATATAGTGCTAAAAACTTATTTTACTCTTTTAAATTTCTCAAGTTTATTTACTATATTGAAGTATAACAAAAACCAACCAACATGACAGATGAAACAAAAAACCCTGATGACTCTCAGGTACTAGACACTACAACGGTAGGTCAAGTAGACATTAACATTGATGAAATTTTTGGAACACCAGGTGCAGAAAGTATTATGTTACCTTCAAATGGTGAAGAAGAAAAACCAAAGTCTATGTTTTCAAAAGAAAATATAGACACTACGTTCCTTGACAATCCAAAGGTGACTCCTCAAGAAAGAGAAGAAGCCCGAGAAAAGAAAGAAGAAGTTGAAGAAGCAATTGCTGAACTTGACAACTTAATTTCTCAAGAAGAGGATGCTGGTAACAAAGGTAGACCTAAGGTTGATAAATCTGGTTTATATGAGTTAGCATCTAAAATGATTGAGGAAGGTAGTCTAATTCCTTTTGATGATGATAAACCCTTAGAGGATTATACAACAAAAGAATTTAGAGAACTGTTTGAAGCCAATATGGCAGAGAGAGAAAATCAAGTTAAGGAATCAGTTCCTCAAGAGTTCTTTCAATCATTACCAGAAGAACTACAGTATGCTGCAAAGTATGTAGCAGATGGTGGTCAAGACTTGAAAGGATTATTCAGAACACTTGCACAAGTGGAAGAAATGAGACAACTTGATCCTACAGATGAAAGAGACCAAGCAGAAATTGCAAGACAATATTACTATGCTACAGGTTTTGGTACACCAGAAGAAATTGAAAATGAAATCCAAGATTTGTTAGACTTAGATAGACTAGAACAAAAAGCAGTTCAGTTTAAACCGAAGTTGGATAGAATGCAAAATGAGATTGTTCAAAGACAACTTGCAGAGCAGGAAGGAAGAAAACAACAGCAAGCACAAGCAGCAAAAGCATACCAAGATAATGTATTTAGTACATTACAAGGTGGAGATTTAGGTGGTATCAAACTTGATAAGAAAGTACAGAGTATGTTATTTTCAGGTTTAGTTCAACCAAACTACCCTTCAATTTCTGGTAAACCTACAAACATGTTAGGTCACTTGTTAGAGAAGTATCAGTTTGTAGAACCAAGACATGATCTTATTGCAGAAGCACTATGGTTACTTGCAGATCCAGATGGTTACAAAAGTAAAATTAAAGACCAAGGATCTAAAAGAGCTGTAGAAGAAACAGTAAGAAAATTAAAAACAGAGGAATCTAGAAAACTTTCATCAAGTCAAGATAATGATGAAGAGGAAAGAAGAACAGTTTCTCCAACAAGACAACCACAGAAAACCCTCTCTAGACAAAATAATTTGTTTAAGAGATTTTAATAAGTAACAATTTAAATAAATATAAAAATGGCAACTCCAGTTTTAAACAATGGTATATTCCTCAGAGATACCGCTTACAACGCAAGTTCCCATGTGGATTCATACCACTTGGTTAACATGCTGAAAGATGCTGAGCCTATGGACTTAGGCCCAGTTGACTTATGGGCTATGGCTCAGAAAGTTGAAATGCCACTTTATCAAATGTCTTCATTTGGTGGTAAGAATGTTATCATGGTTGATAATGCTCGTGGTGAGTACAAATGGCAGACTCCTGTATCTACAGATCTTCCATACATCATTGAGGATATTGAACCAAACAATGAATTCAAAGGTATTGAAGGTTCTACTTTCCGTATCAAAATCAACCGTAGAGAGTTTGGACATGGTGATATCATCACTTATGACAAATACAATGGTGTTGAGATGTACATCACAGCTGAAGACATTCTTCCTATTGGAGATGGTTTCATCTATACTGTACAGTTGGTAAACAATGACAACTTCAAATACTTAGACAATAAGTACTTGAACAATGGTACTAAAGTATTCCGTAAAGGTTCTGCTCGTGGAGAGTATGGTGAAAGATTCTCTGACATCACAACAAGAACTGGTTTCCGTGAATTCTACAACTTTGTAGGAGGTGCAGAAGCTCACGTACACTATTCTATTTCTAGCCGTGCTGATTTGATGATCAAAGGTGGTATGAATGCAGATGGTACAGTTCCTGTAACTGAGATCTGGAGAAACTTTGGTGCAACAAATGACCCATCTATCACTTCTTTGGAAGACATGGTAAAAGTTATGGGTAAAGACAAAGTGAAAAAAGCATTTGACAATGGTGACTTATCAAGAACATTCTTGACTGCTATGGAATCTGCTCACTTGTCTAAAATTGCTACTGACATTGAAACTTACTTAATGTGG